CTACTTGTACCGGAGATGAGACGGAAGTGGTATTGCCTTGGCCTAGTTGACCCTGATTGCCATTTCCCGAAACCCAAAGCGCTCCAGCAGTAGTGGTGCCTTTAAAGAACGATTGTCCACCAGATACTTCAAACCATGTAGTTAATGCTCCAACCTGTACCGGAGATGAGTAGGTAGTGGTGTTGCCTAAGCCTAAACCACCAGAACCGTTATATCCCCAAGCGTAGAAAGTGCCAGCAGTGGTAATGCCATAAGTACTGTACGCCCCAGTACTTATTTTACTCCATGTAGTCAGTGCGCCTACTTGTATCGGAGAACTCTTGTTAACAGTAGTGCCATCGCCTAGTTGGCCTTGGGTGCCAGTCCCCCACATCCATAAAGTGCCGTCTGTTTTAATGGCGGCACTGAAGTACTGCCCACAAGCGATGCGTAACCAATTAGTCAGTGCGCCTACTTGTACAGGAGAGGAGTAGTTAGCGGTGTTGCCTTGGCCAAGTTGACCGGCGTCACCTTGCCCCCAGCCCCAGAGAGTGCCGTCTGTTTTAAGGGCGATGCAGTGGTTTTGACCCGCAGCTACTTTTGACCACGTAGTGAGAGCGCCGACTTGTATCGGAGAACTCTTGTCAGCCGTAGTCCCGTCACCTAGTTGGCCTTTGTTGTTATGACCCCAAGTCCAGAGAGTGCCGTCGAATTTAATGGCTGCGGTGTTTACATTCCCTCCAGCCGCACTGGCCCAATTGGTATACGCACCTAATTGTACCGGAGATGAGAGGGAAGTGGTGTTGCCTAAGCCTAGTTGACCGTAGTTGCTGTTTCCCCAAACCCACATAGTGCCGTCGGATTTAATGGCGAGTGTGTGGGCGAAACCCCCTGCCATCGTCTGCCATGTAGTTAATGTTCCTACTTGTACCGGAGATTGGACGTAACTAGTGGAGTTGCCTATGCCTATTGTACCGAAATCGTTATATCCCCAACCCCAAATCGCACCGGGTACACCTTCCGCCAGCCCCGTCCACTTATTCGCAGCGCGAGCCTGAGCTTGCGCTTGAAGGTTCCACCTACCAGAGTATTGGACACCTGATGTTATAACCGCCATATCAATTCCCTAAACTTAAAACAAGACAATAGATTCCCTACTGAACGTCATACTAGCCAGTGTACTCCATCCAGTAAGTGCGCCTACTTGTACCGGAGAGGAGGTGTTAGTGGTGTTGCCTTGGCCTAGTTGACCATGAGCGTTATAGCCCCAAGCGTAGAGCTTGCCGCCAGTGGTGGTGGCTAAAGTGTGATACCTTCCCGCTGAAACATTTAACCACGTAGTGAGAGAACCTACTTGAACTGGAGATGAGTAGGTAGTGGTGTTGCCTTGACCTAGTTGCCCGTTAGCGCCATTTCCCCAAGCCCAGAGAGTGCCGTCAGTGGCAAGAGCTAAAGAACTATAATAGCTGCAGGCTACTTTAGACCAAGTAGTAAGTGCGCCTACTTGTACCGGAGAGGAGCGGGAAGTGGTGTTGCTTGTGCCTAGTGAACCGTATCCGTTGTATCCCCAAGCGTAAAGCTTACCGTCGGTAGTAATTGCTAGAGAGTGTTTAAAACCCGATGCAAGTTTAGACCATGTAGTAAGACTGCCTACCTGAACTGGAGATGAGTATAGGTTGGTATTACCTGTGCCTAGTTGGCCTTGGCCGCCTTGACCCCATGACCAGAGAGTACCGTCAGTTTTAATGGCTGATGTGCTATCTCCTCCGCAGCCTATCTCCTCCGACCAATTAGTAAGTGCGCCAATCTGAACTGGAGAGGAGTAGTTAGTAGTGTTGCCTTGGCCTAAATTGCCGTAATTGTTTATTCCCCACATCCATAAAGTGCCGTCTGTTTTAATGGCAGCGGCGTAGTACTGCCCCCCTACGACGTTAAACCATGTAGTAAGAGCGCCGACCTGAACTGGAGTAGAGCGATTATTGGTGTCTCCTAAACCTAATGCGCCAGAATAACCATATCCCCAAGCATAAAGCGTTCCAGCAGGAGTGACGGCAAAGCCCGTCCCTGCCCCATTACCTACTTTCGCCCACGTATTAGTTGCCCCTACTTGTACGGGAGAGGAGCGGTTGGTGGTGTCTCCTAATCCTAGTTGACCGTTGTTGTTAAACCCCCAAGAAAACACAGAAAACACAGACTCCGTGGTCTGCGCCGCCAACGGATCAAAGCCCGGCTTTATAAAATTACCTTTATCGCTACCAATGGGCATCGTATGTTCCTTACTAGCTGGCTATTATTTCATAGCTGATTGTATAAGCAATCTTACTGGCTGTGCCGCTCTGAACTGTAATGGACTTGTTTTCTTCAAGGTAAATCGCAGTAGTCTTGTCTACGACTATTAAAGACGCATCAGGGGGAACACTTACCGTAGACACGATAGGGAAGTTAGTACCTCCACCTGCCGCTGTGGAATTAATTCCCACAGTAGTATTTACTGCGGTAGAGCCATCGATATTAGCCGCCACAATCTGGTTAATCTTTAACACCGTGTTACTGCCAGTATTATTTGCCAACAATACATTGGATGTATTATTAGCCGGGATAAGTTCGTCCGCTTTTCCTAAAATGCTGGTTACTGCTACTATATTGGGGTTTGACATTATGTTTCTCCTAGAATCCCATTACCATCGCAAGCGCGATGCTTAGACCTGCTGATATACCGCCTGCGGCTGGTGTGGTTGAAGCCCACGTAGTGCCGTTTGATGTGAGTACGTTACCTGAAGTGCTTGGTGCAATAACCTGTACGGCGTTTGCGCCGTTTCCCAGAATCACGTTGTTAGCCGTTAGCGCCGTCTGTCCCGTACCGCCGTTGCCTACGGGCAGCGTACCTTGAACTTGACTGGCGAGATTAACTCCTGAAAGAGCGCCACCCAGAGTAAGATTGCCAGAGCTGGTTACCGTTCCAGAAAGAGTAATACCGTTTACTGTGCCTGTGCCGCCTACGCTTGTTACAGAGCCTACCGATCCAGAGGGATTAGCATTAAGAACAGTCGCTCCAGCCCCCGTACCTTCAGTAATCACCATTGTTTTTTGGCTTGTAGGTATAGTTACACCCGTGCCAGACCCTTGTTTTATCGTAATAGACTGTCCGCCAGTAGTAGCGTTTTCAATCAGCCACACTTTAGAAACAGTGTTAGGTCCAAGTGTTACCTCGCGTGTAGCCGTAAGAGAAGCTGCTGAGGTAATCTTTAAATAAAACCCGCGAGTAGCGTCTGCTGTACCGTCAGGCATAGTAAAGGTTTGATTGGCATCACCAGACATCTGCTTAGTGCCAAGACTAAAACCGTCAGTGATAAGCTCAAGGTTAGTGTTGGTACTGGTTCCCCAAGTGCCATCCTCATCACCTGTGGTAATTTCTTTGAGTCTTAAATTATTTACAAAAGTAGCCATTTGGTTTCTCCAGTACTTATACTAGTGTGCTGCCAGAGGCAGCGGGTAGCGTAGTAGCATAAATAGTTGTATTCTGACGTAATTCTAAGGTTTCCCCGCAACTTGAACAAGTATCAGCGTTAACCTCTGCCTCGTCAAGATCATACCCACAACTCCTGCATATCACTGCAACCACATGTTTAGGGTGAATTATATCGCCGGTTGTTTTTGCTTCGTTTACTGTAATCATGCTGCTATTATCTCCGTCCATCTAGGATCGCCGCCCGGAACTATTTCATTCCAGACCCATACTTGCCCTACCTGTCCTGTAGCTTGCACCCCTGTAATATTAACAAGTGCAGCGCCGCTAACCCCTACTGTACCTAGTTGACCTGTAGCAGCAACTCCTGTGACGTTAACATTCTGCTGTAGATCAACAACTACGTTTCCTAACGCGCTTGTAGCTTGTATGCCCGTGACGGAAACATTGCCTTTAGCGGTTACTGCTACTACACCTAACTGAGTAGTGCCTACAACACCTGTTGGTAGAACACCTCCCCCTTGTTGAACGTTGGCGTTGCCAACTTGTCCGGTAGCTTGAACCCCGGTTACTGAGGCAGTTGCCTTTGCCTGTACTGTTACGGTCCCTAAAACCCCTGTTGCAGCATTACCCAATACGGCAACGTTATCCGAGTCACCTGTTACGACTACATTACCAAGAGCTGTTGTACCTACAACGCCTGTAACGCTAACAAGAGCGCCACCTTGTACATTAGCATTGCCAACTTGTCCAATAGCTTCAAGACCTAGGGATTCTCCCCAACTGCCTCTACCCCACGCACCGCGACCCCAACCGCCCAAACGGACGGTTACATCAACACCCTCACCCCAAGAGCCTGAACTCCAAGTGTTACGACCCCAACCGTCAGCCACTTACTAGGCAATCCGAATAATCGCGTTGCTAGAGTCGGCTCCGGGCATAACAATAGTAAAGTCGCCCGCAGTGGCGGTTTTATCTGCTCCGAAATCCAGAACCGCAATCGCAGGATTTGAGCTACCATTCTTTAAGTAAAGAAGCGCCCCACGAGCAGTAATAGTAGAGTTCGCCCAAGTAACATTATTAAAGTCTAGCCATGCAGTTGTACCTGTAGATGTAGGTACTTGCGTTATTGTCATCGCGTTACCTGCTGCTGTATATCCTGTGCCAGAAACTTCATTAGACGCACTATACGCAGTAGTAGTTGCACTTAACGTGGCAGAGTTAGTATACAGAGCACAGTAAAATGTCTGCGAAGTACCTGAACTAAAATCAAAGTCCCCACCAAGGATTTGAACTTTGAACGATGTTGCCATAGCCTGTGAAATAGCCATTTTTCTTTCCTCTTTAAATTAACGCGGTTCTATTCTAAGTTGACCAGAACGGTACATATCTTCCCGCATCTTGCCATCACCTAAGTTTTTCAATAACGACATAGCGTCTACGTACATCTGTTGGTATAGCGCAACCATATCTGGCTCGCCTTTTATAAAACGTATAGCTTGAACAAGCGCTCCGTTAAGCAACGCAGAACTAAAGTGATCCCCTAACCACGACGTACCAGCCGTAACAATAGTTTGTGGGTAAAACCCGTAGTGCAATTCAACCGTGTAAGCAGCGTCTGGCGTTGGGCCTACAATAAACGCGGTGTCGTCAAATAACCCATAATGCTTAGGCGCTCCTACAGATGCAGGTTTAGGGTACGCTTCACGCATAAAGTTAACGTCTTTATTTAACAAGTAGTTATAGTTACCAAGAGCATCGACTACCGCTAAAGAAAACGGGTATAGAAAATCTGTGGGAAAAATTAAATACTCATCATTAGCTGTAAGTAGCCCCGTCTGATTACGTCGCAAGGCGGGTATTTGCACAGAGTTATATATGCCCTGTTCCGCCTGATCAGTAAACATGGCAAGCTGATCTGCTGTAAACGTCTGTTCACAGACATCCTGAATGTTTGCTTTTAGCTCGGTATAGTTCACCAGCTAACCCTCTAAGCCATTGGTCCGCGAGCAAGAAGCCCTTTAGTGGCAGCACCTGTACCGCGTACTTTAATACCGCTAGTCTTTAAGTTAGCAGGTGGAGCATCAACCCCATTTAAGTCAACCGTGTACACCGTAGGCGTAGCGGGGAACTCAATTATCTTAGGTGTCTTTACTTTTGATCTGGCTTTGTTTTTCATTTCAGTCTCCTAGCTTGTAGTTACCGTAACTTGGCCTACTTCGCCTATAGCTATTAAATCGTCTGGTGTTAGCCCAAAAGGATCATCTAACCCTACCGGGTTCCAACCCCACTGTATATTAATGCTGCTAAAGTCCCCTGCTGGTACTATGCTCTGATCGGGTCGCGGATTTCGTATCGCTTGCGGATCATCTACTGGGAACGTACCCAACATAAGTTGTGGTTGGCTTGGATTCCAGCATTCGGGACAAGCCTTTATCTGGGTCTCTATCCCTTTAACTACTCTGTTCTTAAGCTGCTTTAGCTTGTACTCAAACCCGCACACATCACACATTGCGATGGCTTTGTTACTTGAGGCGAACCTATTACTCATAGGACCGCCTTAATAATTACTTAGTCTTGGTACAAGACGTATTGTCGCTTTCTCTCTGTCTTCCCCTGCCGCTAGCTCAAATTGACGCTCATACTCAGCCTGCAACATAGGAATTCTAGTCACAAGATCAGGGTCTTTAGACGCTATATAGTACGCCAACCCTGCAACTAAACACGGCAAGAACCGAAAGGTCATATCTGGGGTTTCTACACCTGCACCTGCGTTCTCTATACGGCGCATCCGCCAGTACCTAAGTACATAATACGGAGCAGCCGCAGTACCTTGGTCAGGAACAGGCCAAAGATTAATAACTGGGGCAATCAACCTTTCCACATTAATTTGTATAGGGCGGCCTTCAGTTAGCTTATTCGGAATACTGGCATAAGTTGGCATACTAATACGCGAGATTGTTAAATCCGATTGTGTACTAACATTACCTTGGTTGGTACGTATAACTTGCTCCAACAGGTCTATGGTTTCAACAGGAAGCGGGTACTGCGATTGACCTTTAACGAGGTTAATAAACCCTTCTTCAATCGTCCACATGTTGATGCCACGGTTTTGCCACTCTATAGTCAACAAGTTCATGGAACGACGGGCGGTACGCAGGTCATAGCCAGAGCGCATTTCACGACCAGCGCGCTCCCAAGATTCCTCGGCAATCTCCGTGAAATCCATGTTGAAATCTGCAATGCCTGAAGTAGCCATTATTTCTTTTTCCTTTTAAGCGCAGCCACTCGCTTAGGTTTGCCAGCCGGTTGCCCTAGGCGCTTCTTTTGCGCTATACGAGACTTCTTC